CTCTCGCTGTATGGTGTTTGATAGTGATATCAAACATGGTATAACCCACCTTCATCCACTGATATTTATATATCAGTTAGTGATAATCTCAAACTGTTTGACGAATAGTTGATCTATGGAAACATAGGTGCTTTGCTGTTAAACAAGAACCTCTATTTCTGCTAACCCAGATTTAGGTGTATATCAATCCATCAGGTTTAGAACCTTAGAATATAATATAACTACCGTAATCGGATAAGATGTGAATTCCCTATTCTTTGTAGCATTAAAGTCCTAATCCTTGGTGGTCACGAAGACCAATAGAATTATTGTTTAATAGGCCCACAAAGTGAGAGAAGATACCTAAGCAGATGAGAATTTCTGCTACACCACGTATCTTTCAAGTCATTGTTCTCTTAGCCCGGGAGTGAAACTCCTGCGTATCTATGATACCGTTCCTTTCTTACGATAAGGATCGTCTTTGAGAATCTAAATTATTAGAATACAATGAAAACTTTATTTAAATCAAATTTAAAAAAAGCCTTGATAAGAAATAGTACTACACGTCTTGGTAATCATTTATGATTACAATACGTGAAGGTACTAGTGTGGTTGTATGATATACCGGGCTTACATCGAACTCACTTCTTTGAACTTCTTAATCGAATTCAAAGTTTGAGGCGGAATTCAGGGGACACATTCACTGTGGGATATCTTAAAGAATCTCATAGATTATGTAGCCACTGACTATCTGGAAATCCAGACGAATGTTCCGGGTCAATTCGAGTCTCTGTAAGAGGACTTCCTCTTATAATTCCAGGTAGACTTAGAAATCAAATATATGCGCGTAAGAATTTAAATATTCTTAGAGCATTGATGACTCTTTTGTCTACTTTCCGTGTAATGGATGCAACTCCCAAGTTAAAACTTGAGACTATTACATCCCCTTTCAATGGTACATCTGAGACTCTTCCAGTAATGGAAGTTTCTCGTGCTATTGATCGGTTATTACAAGGAAATTCGTTCAATGTTAAAGGTACACCTGTCGTGGGTGACCCATATACTGTCGAACGGCTGTTGAATATAAGCAAAGCTGGCCCTAATGGTAAAGTATCTATGAATAATGTTATAATTGATGCTTACGCATTATATAAACATAAACATATTTATGATTCACTCTTAGTGTTAGCTTCTACCATGACTCCATATCTTAGAAAGTTACTGATTAATCAGGTAACTATAATAAGAGCAATTCTCGATTATAACTCTCAAAAGTGAAGTGATATTAAACATATGATTTCACCTCTTTATAGAGAAATAAGAGACCTCCATGATTCCAATAACAATGCTAGATTAGGTAAACTATCTACAAAGTTAGAGGCAGCAGGGAAGGTACGAGTTTTTGCTATGGTTGATTTATGAACTCAGTCAATTCTAAATCCTCTTCATAAAGAGATATTTAGATTGTTGAGAACATTACCAACTGATGGTACATTCAATCAACTTGCTCCAGTTGATCGCC